CTTTTAGGTTAGCACAGCCATATTTTTTAACAGCTTTGGTCATCTTGACTCCTAGCTGTGCTTTGTTGGAGAACCCAGTGCCAACTAACTGTCCAGCACGACCCTTCATTGCACACATGAGCAAATTATCATATTCAAGATCAAACTGAAGAATATCTGCTACCTGCCCACCAATATCATTGACTTCAACGAGCACATTAGCATTATTGTAATTTTTACCTACAGTGTCGATAATGTTGGGAAACAATATCGGTTTGATTTCGTTGTTTTTATATTTTGCTACTAATTTATATGGAATAGTAGTTACATCAATAACAGCAAATGCAGAGTAATCATTTCCAACTCCTCGTGCAACGTCAACAGTCATTACATAGTCATGACCTTCTATTACATCTTCATATACATCCAATCCACCACTTCTTTTTAGTGGATCTTCATACACCATGGTACGAAGTTTATTTGGATTGATAAGTGTATCAACAGATCCTAGGAAGGTACATTCAAACTCCTGCTCAAACTGTCGTTGAGAAGTATTTGCAATAGTCTCTTCTTTCCACTTTTGGTCTCTGCCTGGAACATCCCACCAGTTAACTTCAAGTGGTGTATAACTGTTCTTTTTTCGTTCTGCATCATGCCAGAACTTGTAGAACATGTTCATTCCATTTGGCGTGGAAATAATAATAACTTTGGTTGTCTTACCAGATGAAATAGTCGGATATACAGAGCTAAAGAACTGCTCTGCAATATGATTCGGAATGAACGCAAATTCGTCCAGGAAGATGATGTTAAAAGAGTTACCTCGGACAGCAGACGATGAGGTGGAAGCAGCAATAATCTTAGATCCGTTCTCTAGCTCCAGCGAGCCACGGTTCCAAGAACCCACGCCCTGCTGTAGCCATTTAGGTAGATTTTCATAGGATAACTGCAATCTGGATAGAAGTTCCCTTGAGGTCTCCGCTTTGTTTGCAAGAATCGCTATTTTTACGTTTGGGTTGAAAAGAGCATAGTGAAGTAGGTAAGAAACCACAGTTGTTGACTTACCAGTTTGCCTAGGAAGCTTTGCAATATTGAATCTATGCTTGTGAAAATTATCAATTAATTTTTCCTGAAAGTCCCACATTTTAAATGGAACCAAACCTTCGTCAAGAGAAACAATTTTGATATATTTTTTAGCAAAATAAATTGGATCCTCTTGACACTTTAAATATTCCTCTAACTGTTCAGACGTAAATTGCATCTGAACGTTAGAAGGTTTTAGGTTAGGATTACCTTTATAACTAGATCTTTCACTCATAGTAATAATTATGCGTTTTTACTTCTTGGTATAAACACTGTTTTTTGTGGTACTGGTTTTTGATACTGTGGCCCTGTTGTCATTTTTCGTGCCACTTCTGCTTCATGAGGGTTATTAGTTCCATCTCCGAGTTTTCTAATCTTTGCTTGTTTTTTGCGTCGGTTGTGATCTGGATCAATTTCAAAACTTACTGAATCTGCTTCAGCCATAAACTGTGCGAATGATTTACCTTCTTTCATTGTACGGAGTCTCCTTGAATTCATTTCCCATGCCTCTGGTCCATATGAACATTGAGATTTAGTTTCTTCTTTTTCACACAGATGGCAATAGCGTACCTCTTCCTTTTCTTCTTTGACGGCTTTTTTGCCGTTTCTCCATTCTCCTTTAAGTTTTTTTTCCATCTTGAGTAAATGCTTGTAGTAATCTGGAAATTCTGCTATATGCTGAAGTGCAATATTGTAGGCTTCGTCATGCTTGGTGACATGCTCTCTTTCTACAGTAGAACCAATTTCAGCTTGTCTGATAACGTAATCTACTGAGACGCCATGCTTTTTAGCGATCTCTTTTTCTGTAGGAACTCTTTTGTGTGCCATTATCCACCTACAATCTGCACTTCAGTAATGTGTCCTGTAGCAGCGCCATTTCCATCAGGTTTTACAGAAAACTTGATTGAATTGGAAAGAGTTGCAGTTCCAGTGAATGCAGCGTATGCAGATGAATCTAGCGCAACTGTAATTGAAGTATCGGTAACTGCTGTAACTGCTAAGTGTGCAATCCCAGTATTGTATGCAGCAACGGAAGATCCAGTAAGAGTTACATAATCACCAACTGCAAAAGGATGCCCAGGAGTACCAGTATCAAGTGGAATATTCATTACAGTATTTGTTGCTCCTTTAGTGATTGAAGTAATTCTTACCTTTTTAGGAGTTGCACACTTTACAATTTCAGAATTTTCTTTTGGAATATGAAAATCATTTCCATCTACTGCAGTTGGATTGCCACCCCAAGCAACATGAATTGCGTCACTTGCATCAGCAGTGAAACGATAGATTCCACTTCTAACAATGACAGCTGCAGATTGAACAGCATTGCCACCAGTGCAAGCTACTGCAGAAATATTTTGCACAACTTTAAGTACAGACATTAAAATACTCCTATTCTTCTATATTATTTATTTTTGATTGTTTTAGAAATTTTTGAAGTTCTGCAGTAGATCCAACAAACATAGTATTATTAATAGTAGATGGACCCTTCTGAGGAACATCTCCTTCAATAGTTTTCATTTTCTTTTGGAGATCAATGAGTTTATCAGTCATATCTGACACATGTTTCATCCCCTGGAAAGCAACTTCATATGCTCTTGGGTGATCACTACTTGAAGCTACGTCTATAATTCCGTCTATAGCTTTTTGACCTTTTTGAATTAACTTGTATAGTTGATTTCTGCTATACTGATAATCGGATTCAATATGATCCAAGTCTGAATCTACTTCTACAATTTCTGTAGAGTCATCAAAATCTTTAGGGATTATATTAAAGGCATCGTCTAAATTATCGTATGTTGGCATAATTAGTTAGTCCAAATTTCATTAAATCCAAAATTGTCATCTGCTTCAACTAATAAATCATCTGCAGAATTAATTTGACCATCATCATTTAAATCTTCCAATGCTTTAGGAGTCACACTATAAGTCACATACCTATTAGCATTGATAGCAGTTCCGATATCAATATTGACTTTTTTGATAACATCAGAAGTAGTGACGGGACCGTAAATATAACTTTTGGCGGTAAATGTTAAAGTATAAATAATTGTTCTTCTTTGAGTAAAGTCTCCTTCATAATCATCTTGAATAGAAACATTATTCAATAAAATTGGAATATCTTTCTTCTCACTGGTTTCTGCTACCATGTTAATAGTAATTGAAAAGTATGGCTGGAAGAAAGGTAAAATTTGTTCTATAATTTGAACAGCATCATCATTATTTTTACTAATAATTCCGACTTCAAAATCTAAATTGTATGGAACCGGTAAGTAATGTGAATAACTTTTTTCAGTTTCACCTGATTTTGCAGTTCTGCATACTTGAGTTGGTCCAAGTTTTCTTGATGCATCATATGAAATTGACTTTAGCTCAAAAGAAATTCTTGGTAACTGAATTTGAGTTGGTCTCCTCTTATCTAAATCTGATTCTGCTTCTACTCTTGCAAGAAACTTTTCCATGGGTCCGTATGCAAGAGGAACCTTAATTGTTTGTTTAACAACTCCATCTTTATCTTTACGACGAAGTTCTATATTGTTGAACAAAGTTCCAAATCCAATAATAGTTTTACGAATAGATTCGTTATAAAAATGTGTACCTAACATTAAAAATCTCCCATATTTGAATATTCACCAAATGGATTTTTTTCAGACCAGTCAATAATTTGATCTGCCTCATCTTCAAACCATTTGTTTTCATTGAAATCATCATTATCATTTTCTATAGAACTGAACGAATAAATTGCCCATTCAGCTCCACTGGATTGTCCAATTAATAAATCATTATCAACAAACGTTCCTACTATATCTATAACCTCAATCTGTTTAGCACTAACATCATAACGTACTACTTCCGCAGTTGCACCACTAACAGAACCAACTACAGTTTCTTTATATAAATAAGTTCCTTTTGGTACTAATATTGCCTGTGCAGTTGCCCCAGTTCCTGCTCCATTGATTGCAATTCCTGGAACTGTATTGTATCCTAATCCTGGATTAGTTACATTTATAGCAACAACTTTTCCAGCAGATATAGTTGCAGAAGCAGTAGCCATAACAGTTTGTCCAACTGAACCAAACGCTACTGTAGTAGATGCAGCAATGTAATTATTTCCTTGATTTGTAACATTAATTTGTTTAATTCCATCACTAAGTTGAAATGTAATAGAATATCCTTCAGATCTTCTAATTTTATCTATTTCAGATACTCCAGTATCTAACCTTTCACTGGAGTCTTCCATAACTTCACAGACCAATTGATATGTTGCAATTTGTCCTAATTGCCTAAATGGTTTATTGTGCTCTACAAATTTAATTTGAAATAATTGATTTGTCAGTGGAAAATAAATTACATCGCCCTCATTAGGTCTTTTATTAGTAATTAAATTGTTTGAATTATCTATTAAATCTTCCCATCTTCTTTTTGAAATTATAAACGTAGCTTCTTCTGCAATTCTTACTCCAAATTTAGTTAATAATGTTCCTTCTCCCGTAAATCCTTCATAGTTTGATAGGTACATTTCAATCATATAATTTTCATCAAACTTAACTAATGTATCTTCTCCGAATAAGCGATCTGATATGTCAACTTCTCTTGGTAAATAATAAACATCAAATCCATATATTTTCAAAGACTCTATGATTAAATCTTCATAGAGTCTTTGTTCAGATGAAGTTCCGTGGGAAAAGTAAACGTTTTTCATTATCCTACCATATCAAGTGGTGGTAAGGAATAAGTTGTCATTAAACTTTCTTCCAATTTATCTATTTCTTGTGTTGCGTCATCATATAATTGACGACCATTAAATGTTACTCCACCTGGCATTTGAATTCCTTCAAATTTTGATAAATTTTGGCCCCATTGTTTTTTTATCAATGCAGTAGTATATTTTTTAAGCCAGATATCATCATACATTTTAGTGAAATCATTTGGATTCAAAGCACGATAACAATCTATTACAATAAAATCATCGACTGATTGCATACCCCAATCTAGATCTACGTATAATCTATTTTGAACTTTAGTATATCTAATATCTTTGTTTCCTTCTAACATAAAATCCAAGGTCTCAAGATATGTCAAAACCATATAATAATTCATAATATCATATGAATAAAAATTATAAAAATCATTCAAAAAAAACTGATATCTAAAACCAAACATATTATTGACAAAGGCATTAGATACTTTAAAAATACCTTGAATTCCAATGACATGATCTGGAACTGTTAGATATCCTCTACCTTCTTCAAAATTTAATGTTCTTGAATTGTCAGAATCATTTGTATCAGTTTTAGTTGTAGTAAAATTACGTTTTTTGCCGTTATCAATATCTTCTTGAGTAAGTTTGTATTTTAGATACATTCTTTCCATGCCATCAAATGCTCTATTATTAAACATCTGAATAGCATCATCAATTAGGTCTTCAATTTGATCATCGTCCACATTAATTTCAATCACTGGCTTCCCAAGTTTACGAAGACAATATTCTTTTAATTGTGTTCTACTACTTGGTTTTGCCATTATTCTGACCTTTTAGATTTGGTTGGTTCTTTTTCAATTTTTGGAGGTTCATCAAATGATCCTCCATCCGAAACACTAGCTTCTTTAGACATATTATTAATGACATTGGTGAGGTAAATTATTTTAGCCTCAAACATGATATTTTGTGATGTCAACTCAGTAATTCTTTTTTGCATCACTGATAATAAATTGCTTATTTCATCTTGATTCATAATTTATCTCCTAGTAGCTTCCTCCATCAATAGTTGTAGTCCAAACTGGAACTCCAGAACTATTTACAGTTAAAATTTGATATGATGTAGTAACATCAGAACCTGTACCAGGGCTTGCCATATTTGCAGCTGCTGTTGAGGTTAAACGTTTATATGAATCAAAAAATGGAATTCCTTTATTTACGCCATCATCTAATTTGACTGTCTTAAAATATGCGCTTCCCTTTGTTCCAGAAAATACATTACTATTATTTGTAGCTTCTGGGATGTATGTAAAATAATATGTGGTCACATCCTCAGATTCTCCAGATTCATCATATCCAAAAAATCCAGTTTTCAAACTTTGATTATAGTATTTAAATTCAATACCACGATCCATATTATCGTCTGTTGCCTGGGTAAATGTAAATTCAGTTCCGCTTAAAATAGCTCCAGTAATTGCTGAACTTAATGTAATTTGAGTAGATGAATTTACTGTAATAGTAGTTCCATTTGCAATATTTGAATTTCCAGTAATTAAATCACCAGTATTTAATCCAGTAGTATTGTCTAAAGTTAAAGTTGTAGCTCCATTTGATGCATCAGCAGTAAGTACTTTATCACTAACTGAATCCCCTAATGTAATAGTTGGGTCATTTATAGTAATTGAATTTGAATTTACAGTGGTTGTAGTTCCACTAATTTTTAAATTTCCTCTTACTACAACATCTCCTCCTGATGCACCTCCCGCAGGAAATGGGTCAATAACAATAGTTTGCCCATTAGCATCTCCAGAAATAGTAGCACCCTTTATTCTAATATCACCAAAATCTACTGTAGTTGATGATGTACCTAAATTTACTGTTGTGGCTGCACCAAACGCATTAATAGTAGTTGCAGTCGCATTTAGTAAATTAAATGTATTTGATCCTGTGGTCAAACTTGATCCATCAATATTTAAATTATTATCAATATCAACATTTGCGGTGGAAAATTGAATAAGTTCTGAATTATCAGTTGTGATAATATTAATATATCTATTATTGCCCTCTTTAATAGAAAATGAATTTGAAATATTATCTTTTATATTTACATTAGTCGCAGAGTTAGATACGATAATATCTCCACCCTGAACAGTTAAATCTGCAGTTACAGTTAAATCAGAAACTGAAAATGTATTAAGAACACTTAAAGTATTAACAGTTGCAGTTCCACCTACATGTAAATTTCCTGCAATTCCAACTCCTCCACTTATAGTTAGTGCGCCTGTAGTTGATGATGTTGATGCTGTGATATCATTGATTTTAATCGCAACATTATCTGCAAAATTCCAGTCTGCACCTGTAATTTCTAATCTATCATCAGTAGCTTCATCATACGTAATTTTTGTATCTTTACTTGTACCAAAAGTTAAAAATGTATTATCTGGTATTACTATTTCTCCGTTTCCATTTGGGGAAATATTAATATCTCCATCTGAATTAGTAGATGATATTACATTTCCATCTAATCTAAGATTATCTACATTCCAAACATTAATTTTATTTGCGGAATCAACAATTACAGCAGAATTTGCAGTCAGTGTTCCATGCCCATGATCTAGTAAATCAGTGAAATATTTTCCTCCAATAGCTTCAATATTTGCTGCCAATCCACCAGTTTCTGTTCCAGTGCCAAGAAACAATTTTCCATATGATGTCACTGATGCGTTTTGTGCATCAGTATAAGTAGAAGTTCCCCAAGAATATCCTAATTCTCCTTGCCCCAAATTTGGAACATTAGAAGTACTGGATCTTTTTATTTTGATGAGAGTTGACATGGTTTGTACCTATGGTAAATTAATAGTTTCCTGCATCAATAGTAAGACCAGATGCATCTAGTTTATTAGTTGCATTCCAAGTTTGAGTAGTGGCATCATATTGCAACAACGCTCCATTTTGAGCATTACTTGCATTAACATCACCCAAAAAATATAATCTTTGAGTAGTATTAGTTGCAATAGTAATAACTTGTGGTTGGTTTAGAACTTCTATTTGGGCTCTCATGTTACTCCTGGATTAATGGTAATGATTCCTTCTATTACTCTAACTTTTTTCCCGGAAGAATCTTCGATTACTATATCGTATAAATATCTTCCTTGCTCCATAGAAGAAGTTTGTGCCGAAGTAAGAGCAATTATAATAATACCAGTACTTCTATTTGAGTTAAATGTCACATTAAATGTGACAGAAGTAGAACTATAATATGATTTTTTTATTTTTGCAGAAGCCGTATACCCAGTTAAATTCCACGGAGCATTGTTATCATCATATACAGTAAGCTGTGCATTGAAATCAGTTCCCTGATCAACCGATAAATTTTTTACCGCTGCCATGAAGAAGCCACTAGAATATAGATTTCAATATTATTTATAATAATAGTTCATTTCTTAATTAACAAATTCATTACTACATGTTGTTGCATGTGATACAATCTAGCAAATTCCTTTGCGATTTGTTTGGCCCCTTCTTCATTCAATGTATCAATATCATTATAAATTTTCTGAAGAGTAAATTGTTTAGTGAGAGGTAGATCGTTCATTTAATTCTAATAGCAAATTTTTAATTTGAGTCATTTCAGATTTTAAATCATGTAGATCATTTTCAATTTGATTAATTTTATCGAATTTGGTTTTTCGATTTTGATAACTTTTCATGTATGACTCATATTCATATAAGTTATCATTTATTATGGCACCACTTTCAACATCTCTATATAGACCTGGATGACCATCTACCATTAATTTTTTCATAATTTTAAACTGCGAGAGAGATAGCTCTAAAGTTTCTAATTTTAATGATATTTGTTTGATCTTCTGCAATCATGCAAATTTTCACTGCGTATTGTTTAAATTCTGGTAAATTTTTCAATTCAAATTCAAAGGCTTTATAATCATTTGAATTTGAAGATTTTGGATATGATAGGGATGGCACTTCAACATAACCACTCTGATTAAATGAAGTTAAATTGCCATCTCCAACAGCTTTAACAAATACTTTTATGTCAGAATAAGATCCATTTAAACCTTGAGTTCTAACTGCATCAAAGAATACTTTAATTGATGTAGAAACTCCTTCTAAAGTAACTTTTTTAGTTATATATGATGAATAAAATCCAGATGACGGAGTTAATTCTGCTGAAATATCAATATCATTATCTATAAGTTTTTTACTCAATCTGTTTGATACTGTATTAATAGAGGACCCATATAGTTCTATGATAGGACTTACATTATCAGAAGATGAAGACATATTTACATTTAATTTCAATGTAGTCGGGGATCCTGGATAATATACTGCAGTATTTGGGGAAGAAGCAATCAATCTAGATGAATTCATTTTACAATATTTTTTATTTTCAATGGATTCTTGATTTAATTGACTAAATGAATTCTTAGGTCCATATAAAGAACTTCCACTTACACTAGTAAATGTTATAGACATATCCGTAGATGGAAGAACTAAATTATTTAAATTTGGATATAATTCTTCATATTGAATATTTCTAGAAGCTTTTGCAGTATCTCCTCCACTTCTTAAATCTAATGATGCTTTACTGATAGTTGAAATTTTATAATTATCAAAATCTATTACATCTACTATTTTATGTACTTTATTAATTTCTATTAATGGAATGCCATTTAAATTATAACACATTACAGGAGAATTTAAAGAATGGCCAGTTGCAACAGTACCGGCAATACCTCTTTCCGAAACACTTAATGTATTTCCTGATTTTGAAGTATATTTTATAATTTCATTATCTATCATTAAATATCCAGGATTAGAAGCACTGACTGGAAATCCATTAACTGTTTGCCATGTAGTTGATGATGCATTTCCTACCGTAATATTTCCAATGTATGTGGATGTAATTGAAGTATTTAATATTGTTGCAGGTGCATCTGAAGTAATACCTGAAATTCTAACATAATTTTGTGTAGTATTCATACAATGATTTGGCTGGAACACAGTAATATCAGATGAATTTAAAGTCATTTGCAGCGGACTTTGAATTAAAGTCACATCTGCAACTGGATCATTATTTAAAACGCATGTATATGTTGAATTTGTAGCAAATTTTGCTCTATTGATAGTAAATTTAATATCTTCAAATTGATCTGGAGTCCATGTAGACATATTCTGAGATTTAAATAGTGATCCAGAATATGGTTGTTTATCAATAGCGTATGAAGTAGTTACATCAGCTTCATTAAGTCTAGAAATCCAAATTTTGTATAATTTTGAATCACTTTTTACTACAAATGCATAATACGTATCTTGATTTAAATATACTAAAGATGGAAATGTAAATTTGGTCGCACGAGAAGCATCGGAAGAAATGTTTACATTAGATGCCTGAACTATTGCAACTGAGTTTGGAACTACAGTATTAGTAAGTGTTCCGTTTTCCATTGTTCTAATTTCGATAGAAACTGGAGTTGTGGAATCTTTTGACTGAAAATATAAATCAATTGAAGATAGGAACACTCCACCCTGAGAATCTACATAGAATGATTGAGCTACTGGATCTCCTCCACCAGCCGGTGGAGGTGGTGGTGGGAATGCAATAAATCTTACTGTGGTTCCTCTAATTGGACCAGAAGAAATTTCTGGCAAATCCAGCGACATAACGTTACTGGTTAAATTCACAGTAGTTCCTAAAGTATCATATGTAGCTACTGCACTAGTCTCGGAAATACCATAAATTGAAGTTCCAGTAACTTGGTCGCAAACTTTAAAGGATAAGTTGCCAGTCTCAAAAGTATCTGGAGGAATTACTAGAAATGCTTCCAAGCTACCAGCTGCATCTGTTTTAACTCTGGCTAAATTTAGTAAAGTTACTTTTCCAATTGCACCAGAAGTTTCTCCAATAATATAAAATGTAGAATTTAAAATTGTTGGATTTAACTGAGTTCCATCAGACGTAGTTGGTGGCTGTATTGATAGATATGTACTAGATGAAGTATAATTTCCCAGCGATGAACTAATTACAGTAGTTTCTATAGTAGTTGATTCTGGAGGAGTAGTTACTGTATTAGTATTGGATAAAAATACCTTTTCTCCAATTACAAAAGTTCCAGTCCTCTCGGTCATATCAATAATGTCCAGTGGAAAAATCATTTCATCATGTAGAACTTCATCAACAAAGAAATGAATTACAGTATTGGCTTTTAACTTATTGGCACTTAAATAAACTAGTCTAGAACGAACAAACCTGTTTACTTCAATATTATTAATACTATCTCCAACTTCAATATCTTGAGTAAATGTTGTAAATGTATTGTCTACTTCTCCAACATTACTAACATTTAATGTTCCCCCTGCAACTTGAAGTCTAGGAACAATATTTCTATTCCAATCATTCCATTGATCTGCTAATGCAGTTGTGCGATCAAATAGTGCTCTAAAAGGAGTGCTTAAATCTATTTGTTGAGTGTTAGTCTCAGTTCTAACAGTATCAAACCATACATCTTTATTTGGTTGTAAATTAATTTCTCCATTCCATGAAATAACTTCAAATGGTTGTAGATTTTCTACTCTACTAGCGTATTGCTGACTAATATATTCATTTTCAGTGTACGGTAAAGTTACTATAGATCCTGACTTTACTGTAGTTGATGCTTGATCATAATTTACTCCAATTTTAGTTGCATATGGATATGGCCTCAATATTGCATTATCAGTATCAATAGATGCAGTATAATTAACATTATTTAAATCTGCAAAATCAGTAGTTTTAAAATTATCTGCAATAAATCCAGTTTTAAATCTATTATTTCCAAATTCATCTAGTATTAATAAACTGTTGGTTCCAATTTCTAGTAGATTTAATGATGTTAAATTTTCTACGGTTTCTAAACGTTTATCAATTGATGAAATATCTTTCATTGTATAACGTTTAAAATCACTAATTTTAACACTTGCCAGAGAAGCATCCTTCATGTATGGTGGAATTGTTACTGTAGCCAGTAACAATGAATTTTGAACTTCTTGAGGTTCTTGTGGAAAATTAGATTCGGATCCTTTTAGTACTAATAGATTGTTATTTTCATCTAAAAATATTTTATCAATTCTTCCAAGATAATAATCATAATCTGCACTAATAATTTCACCTGGATATGTAAATGCAGTAATTGGTCTATTTGAAAGAGATATAGAATTAAACAAATCAAATGCAGAATTAGTTTCTACAAAAGGAGATGATAATGTGCCAGAAGTTCCTGAAACTGAAGACGGTAGAGTTTCATATCTAAAATCTACAATATCAGTGTACGCAATCCCATTATATGTTGTGGGTGTAGTTGAAAATGGTTCTTCCGTAAAATTATATGAATTTGCAGTGTAAAAATCATTCGATGTATTGGAATGAATATAATAATCAAATATTACAATAAATTTATTTGTTGGAATTGGCCTTCCATCGTTTCTAACTAATTTTGAAATATTATAAAATTCAGTGGAATCATTCTTAACTAAATTAAAATTGTTTGTAATATCTATGTAATTTCCATGTGTAACTGAAGTAATAAATTTACCTTGCACATTAGAATTTCCTGCGACTACAATTTCTAGAGGTTGAGTAAATGTAACTGGAAATTTATTGGATGTTAAATATTTAATATATAATGTATTTCCACTTATAGAAATAACTCTAGCATTAGCTAATTCATAATAAATTATATCTCCTACTTGTATTTGGCTTGAGCTATTTACTACAACTTTATCAAATAAAGATGTATTTGCATCTGATGCAGATGTAGCTTCATGTATTGCATGAATTCTATATACATCAGCAAATTTTAATGAAATTTCTTTATCTGAAATTCTAGTTCCATATTTGACGTTTGAACTATTTTTTTGCTTATCTACCAATAAACATGTAAATTTATTTGCGGTTTTGAGTTTTAATGATGGATTATTTACTCTTACTTTATATGTAACTAATACTGAAGACCCAATTAATGTACTATCAACGTCTAAACGCACACTATTTGACTGAGAAGATTCGTTTACTGTATAATTAATATTTCCTGTGGAACTATTTGAAACACTTATATCTCCGGTTGATATAGAATAATCTGAAGTTGTTGAAATGATAATAGACGCACTTGAGCTGACAACTTTAAGTTCATTTACTATTTTATAATATGATAAATCTGTTGTTTCTTTAACCGTATTTGGAAATTTAGAAAAGAAATTTGCTCCAAAAGTTTTTAATTTTGGAACTAATTTTTTAATAGAATAATAATTTCCATTTCCAATACCAGGAGAAGATAGAGTTACCGATTCTCCTGAAATTGACTGTATTGTAACAATACTAGTTGCAATTTCAAGTTTCATTCCAGCTTTTAAATCTCTTGAAAAATTAGTAGAGATTCCAGTTAAAATATTATTTGATACTGTAAATGAAGATCCAGAAATTGAAATTTTTTCCAATTCTAATTCAGCAGTTGCTCCATTGGATGTAATAATTGAAGTTATATTTTCAATTTTATAATTTACTGCACTATTAATAATGTATGATGCTGAATTATTACTATTAGTAAATGATACTCCACTGGAAAAATCTCCAGTGGTTTGTCGCACAGTAATGTTGTTGCCAGTTATTCCATGAACAACGCCTTGATTTCCATTAGATCCAAAAATAAAATCTCCAACTACTAAAGCTGGATTTGTGTCAAATGTAGTGATAGTAGAAAATAACGTAACATCACAAACAAATAGTCTTCCACTAGAAATTAATCCCAACGATCTACACTGACCAATTTGAGTTCCTGAACTTAATAATTGAATTGTAGCTCCAAATGGAATTACTCCACCTGTAATGGTATTAACCTTTAATGTAAAATAATTACCAAAAATTGAAGAAATTCCTTGATTATTCAAAGATAAAAATGATCTAGGTTTTTCTACTGTTAAATATTTTTTACTTGTATTGGTAAGTTCATATCCTTTCACGTATGCCTTTAGTGGATCTAGTTCAATAGTATAGTAATCTAACCCATTAATTGCATTACCATCTTCTGCAGTTACAGGTCGATTTAATATTTTTTTTCCATCTGGAAGTGTATCATTTAATTTATAGACTCCATTATTCTTTCCAGTATTATAAGTTTCACGAATTCTAAGATTAATATCATTAAGAGTATAATTTCCAGACTCATCATAAGTTCGTCTAGCTAAGTTTTTTTCTAATTCATCGTAAACTGAAACTTCAACTTGTTCAACTAACTTTCCTCCATCCAGTCTAAGTAATTCAATAAATGCCGAGTCAGTTCCAAAATTAATATCTTGTTTTGTCAGTACTGCATCTATTTGTAATCTGTCTGCACCCGGAGCAGTGTAGTTGGAAGAACCAACAGCATTATCATACAAAGTAGAATCTGTTTCTGCAGTTACTATAGACTCTTGTATAGATAACCCAATTTTATAAGATGGATAGTTGGAATATTGATCTAATATAATAGTTTGTGTAGGTACAGTTACAAAAAATCCACGAATAAAAAATATTCCTTCTGTGATGTAAGCAGCACTTCCAACATAATCTGTAGCATTTTGAGATGCTGTCACTGCTACTGGATTATTAAATTCATCGACTAAAATTTCACCACTAGCAAATTTGGCAAACTGAGTTCCATTTACAATATTTCCAGATGAAATATATTTTACATACAATGTAGCTACGGATTTTTCAGATTCTTCAGCACTAATACTATTAACTACAGTTGCAACTACATTACTTGTTAATCCTCTAACAGTCTTTTCAACTAAATTTTCTCTAATAGTTTCAAAACTAATAGAGTTTACAGTTGGCTGTACTAATACTGCATGATATTGAGTATTATAACCTGTTTGGCCAGGAATAACTACCGAACCTTCTTTAAATACATGCTGTCCAAATTTTTCAATTTGATATTGTAGCATAGACTGCAGAGTGGTTAACTCTCTAGCCTGCACAGGATAGTTTGGCTTGAATAATACCTTATAAAATTTTTTATTTTCAGTAAAATCATCAAAGTATGGTTGCAAACTAAGATCTGTATTTTGCATCTATTTAACCTTCAAATTTTTTGTTCTTTTTATTATTTATTTTAAAACTCGATAACCAATTTAACATCTTCAATTTGATCATTAGAACGGAATACTGGTTTTCTATTTTCAACATATAAAATATTGCCACTATATGGAGTTATTTCGGAAGTAAAATAACCATTTGTAAACTGAATTGCAGGTAGCCCTGCGATTGTACCTGTGAATGCAGAGTCCGGTGTAGCAGACCCAGTTGAGCTAGAAATTGCAGAATTTCCTTCAAATGCAATCAATTTATTTTTGCTGCCTACAGATTCTTGAGCTGCTGAAATATATTCATTTTGATAATATCTTAAAACTTTGTTTATTGTATCCCAATGAATAACTCTTCCTTTTGCTTCATATGTAACTCCATTGACTGTTCTAGTTTGAGTTATAATTTCACCATTTAAAAATGTAGTTGTTTCTGGTGTAGTGTCTAAAAATTTAACTGCTTTACACACTGTTCCAGTAGTTTCAACAAAATCTAAACTACTAATTTGAGGATCTTCGATAAGTCCAAATCTTCTAAACTCCATGTTAACTGGAATATCACCATTGCCATCTAAGAATTCAATACTTTTATTAATCATCACCCTATATCCACCTAATTCACTAAGTGCATTTTTGCCATGGCCCCCTGGAGGAGAAATAATTGGGATAATATTTGCTGTAGTTGCATTTATTCCCAATCCCACTATAGAACCACTTAAATTACTTGTAGAATAGCATTTGGATAAATCAATATATCCAAATGTATATCCAGTACCTACTGCAGAAACGGATGCATTAGTAATTACTCCTGAAGAGATTGTAATTTGAACAATACCTCCTGTTCCATTTCCATCAATACTAGTATAAACAGTTCCAGATGTAGTGCTGCCGTTAATAACAAGTCCAGAACCAGCATTTTGAATAAGTACTTGATCAATTGAACCGGAAATTGCAGCATTTACAACTGTAGATTCTATTTTAACTGGAATAAAATCTGTAGACACAAATTTGATATAATCTGCAACTCCTATAGTATACATATATTTCCATCTATATCCATCCCCAGTAGTTTGTATAGTTGGAGTAGTTGCAGATGGTTTTACGGTTGATGGTTTTCCATTAGGATATGCCCCCCCAGCTGGAGTCTGGCCATTGTAAATACATTTGTATACACGAAAATCGTCAGTCAGCACATAAAAACTAGAATCATATAATTTTGGTTGTAGTGATGCTTTAGCTAAATTTGATGGTCCATAATCATGCCTATACATATCATATACAATTCCAGATTGCCAATTTCTTTTACGAATTACATGAGAAACATCTGCTGGCTGAATTCGTTTAATTGCTATCATATCATCATAAATTTCATTTAGTTCATCTAAGTTATCGACTGGATTTGGGGGTGTTTGATCACTAACTGATGATAACGAACCATATTTTTCTTTGATTGTGCCATTCACATCATTCCAATTATAAGATCTTCCAATGAACAAATATATTTTACTTCTATATGCCTGAGCACTAGTAGAAGAATCTACATCTTGAGTTTGGCCTGTAAAAGGCTCTGCAAGTGATTCTATAAATTGTTGTGCTGCAAACACTCTAAAATTATCAGTTACTAAAGAAGGCATTAGTTTTATCCTTGTAGTTAGTCTTTTGTATAATTATTTATTTAAATAAACCCATCAAAATACACGAGTGTATTTTGCGTATGTGAAGTTGCATTTGACCCTCGTGTACATCCAAATAAACGTGGATATGCTTCATCTGTATTAATAATGGTATATTCTATTATTTCAGAGTCTATGATAACTTTATAACTATCATAACCTTCACCTTTATTCTTTAAATTTATAGATGTTATAGTTCCAGAAGAATTTAGTACAGGTTCGATAATACATCCAAATCCCCCACCTCCAACAACTTTAATTTCTATATCTTTCTCATTATAATTGCTGCCACCATTTATAAGTTGTACTTTAGTTACTCTGCCATTGCTAACAAATGGTATAAATGTTGCGCCAGAACCAGTAGATGAATTTACAGTAATTTGAATATTACTAGATCCAAATCTATAGGAATTAAAAATTTTAACAAATTCTTGACTAGAATTCATTGTTTCATTCAATTTAGTTGCAAATGTAACAGAAGATTTACTAGTTAAATTTTGTTGCTCTACGTATGAGTATGCAGTAGCAACTACTGTAGGATTAACATATTGATCATATCCTTCAATTTGAATTTTTACAGGTCCAACTACAGCATTTCCAGAATTTATATCTATGGTAGCACTTCCTACCGCATTGTATCCAGAACCCTTTGCAACTAATATAACTGGGTCTGTATAATTATTTCCCCCAGCAGTAATATTAAAACTAGTAACTTTACCATTTGCTATAGTAGTATTTGCACTAAACCCAGAAGCTTTATTTCCGGTGTATGGCTCAGTTTTTAATACCGTAGGTGATAGTACCGAAGTTACTATTCTAGAATTTTCTTCTCCATCAATTGCTAATGTATCTCCTGGGGAAATTTGATATGAAATATCTGTTGTATTTACATCAGAATAAGTTCCCCTAAAATCTAAAATTGTTAACTTATTAGTTCCAGTGATATTATTAGTAAATACTATTTTGTTATTATCAATATAATAATCATACAATGGACTTTGAATATTTCCATTTTTAATAACTAAAATTTGATTTTCATGTTTTCTTGGCCTTTCTATAACTGCATTTGGGTAATAATCTGTGGCATCTATTTTCTTTAAATTATATACTTTACCCCCAAACCCGGAAGTAATGGTTTGTAATTTTAGGAATGACCCTACAGATTTAACTGAAATTATATCTGTACTAACTGGAGCAGTTGTAAACTGAATTTGACTATTATTATCTCCCTGTAATGTATAGTCTACACCAGGGTCAAGAATTTTGCCATTTTTAGTTATGATAATACTTGATTCAGAAGCTATTGAATCGTTTTCTATAGTTCCAACTGGGGTAAAGTTTTGCTCATTTAAGAACATATTGAATTTAGTGTTTACTCCATTATATGGAGTATTGATTTGATCAAGTAATTTTATGAGTCCTTCAAATTTAATTCCAAATAGTGTGCTACTTATATTTTGAGTAATATTTAAATCTACATTGTTGGTATTTACATATGAGAAATTTTGTAGTTCTTCAAAACACCATTGTGTTGTGCCAAAAATACATAAATTTGATCTTTCTGCCGTAGAAATAGACTGACTCAGTGTATATCTATTAGCTGTTCCAGTTGCTGTTAAATTTACTACAGTATTACCGTGCATTCTAACCATGAAGATAACATCAGTAGGATTTGGAGGTTGAGTAAAGTACACCATACCCCTTTGTGAAGATAACGTATATTGAACTCCAGGATGTTGAATTCTCCCATTTATTGATACTAAAATATCTGCATCTGTTACAATATCTGCAACAACTAAATTATTATTATTGTAATAGGTTCTAAATTTAGTTCTATATCCATCAGTATAATCGTCAAATTTATCAATAGTTGTTGTAGCTACAGTTTTTATAACAAATGCATTTGTAATTGGTATATTTTCACTTAAAGTTATAGTATTTCCAGATATAGTAAAATTGTCGTTGTAAAATTGATTAGTTCCATCTAAGTATACAATTATATTTTTATATTGTTCTGGGGGAATTGATGATGCTAATGTAATTGTAGTTCCATTAATATTTGTAATTGAAATTTTATCATTTCCATGGCAATATAGTAGGTATATGTCATCCTCAACAGTTATGTTCGTAGTAAATGTAATAAATCCATTACCTGTAGTGTAATCAACTTCAGGATTTTGAACAATACCATTTCGTAGAAGTAGAATATCTGAAATTTCAACTGGATTTACACTAGAATAATTTGAAAGTAATTTATAAGTTGATTTTGAATAATTATCATCAAAATCATCTATAATTTCTGTTTCATTAGAACCAATTTGATAAATGTGCACTTCACTACCAGCTAATATTCCAGGAATAGTAATTAATGACCCAGATACAGAATATGAAGTAGTAGGTAATTGATATACACCATTTATACTGACAATTAAATCTGAATTAATTGGAGGTTCGGTGGCTATCGGTGATCCATTTATTTGTAAACTATAAGTTTCAACTCCAGAAACAGTAGTAATCGTATCAAAAGTTCTTTTTTGATTTTGAAACGCTAATATTGTAACATTATCAAATGATAAACTAACAAATCCTGCAAAAATTAATCTATTTGTGCCACTATCAAAACTCCAAGAATTTCCTACTTGTAGAGTTCCATTTACAAAAATTAAAAGTGTGTTAATATCTACTGCTGGAGTTTGACTTGTATATTGTAAAGTCGTAGTATTATATTGTGTAAATCTATTTGTAATATTAACTAAATCATTTGATTTATAATTTACAATATGCAATGGCTCTTGTGTGGTCAATGGAGAGTCAAATTGAATATATCTTGCATTAGAATTTCCTCCAATAGTATAATCTACATCTGGTTTTTGATAAACTCCATTTCTAGTAATTATCAAATTACTAGAACTATACACTTGAGAACTAACATAGTTTGTTGTTAATGCAAAAGTAGTTCTCACTCCATCTATCTGTTTAAATGTATCTATTGCAAAATTTTGATTTATACCATTATATGCATAATAGCAATATATGTTATCAGTTAAAAGTGGAGCATCGGAGAAGGTAATATTTGAACCAGATATAGTATAATCAATTCCCGGTTTTTGATATACTCCGTTTCTAACAACAAACAAATGATATACTGAGATTGGAGTAAATAAAATTCCGTCTATTGAAATTGGCCAAGTAGTTCTTATTCCGTCAAAAAATTGTAAAGTGTCTAATAATACATTTTTAGTATTTGCTGGAGATAATTGTCTATTAAAACGTAAAATATTATAAGTATCGGAATTTGCAGGCGCAGTTTGAAATGTTATTTTATTTTGAGATACGGAATGAGTTTGTAAATCTGGTCTTAATAACGAATTATTTTTTATTGCAAATACATCACCAGTATTATTTGTATATTGTGGAACTCCTTTATCAGATAAATTAAAAGTTTTTCTAGAAGAATTTTGAACTACATTTAATCTATCAAGGTTAGCCCCTTTAGATGTTAAATTATTTGCAAAATATTTGCTGTTAAAATCAATAATAGTACATTTATTTGATGATGTGTACGTTTGCACAAAAGTAATAGACGAACCAGTAACTGAATATTGATCATGATCTAAAACATTATTATCAATATTAACTATTAAATTAATTTCTCCATTAATTGGAGTGTATGTAAGACCATTTCTATATGTTAAATTAAATGTTTTTGAAAACCCATTAAATATAATAGGATTCAAAACTTCAACATAACTGGTTGAATATTCAGGGCTAGAATACATAAATTTAGTATCTATGCCATATACAGTATCTGAATTTTCAGTATATACCGTACCATCAAGTAAATTTTTTGTTATTTCGTATGTTGATTTTGGAGATTTACTTGAATTGGCTTCAAGGTATTCGGTTAATTTTTGTAAATTTATTGGCTTTACATCAATAATTTTGCGGGTATTAATATCCCCTATATCTACAATTGAACAAGTTACATTTTCATCAATATACCATCCTACTAAATTTACAAAAGGATTATTAATTAAATTGCTAAAGATTAACTGATTTCCGCTTAAAGAATAATTGGCTAATGGAGATAAATGAGTTTGATACACTCCATTAACAAATATCATCAAATTACATGTTGTTGATGGAGTGTAATTTATAGTATAATTAGCACCAGCTCCTGTAAATGTTAAAGCTTTTAAATTTGGATGGTATAAAACATTAAGATTATCAGCTTCTGATAATGTAATTGAATTAAACGTTAAAATATTTCCACTGAGAGTAAACGCTGTTTGTGCTTGTACAACACCATTAATTGAAATTATAAGTTGTTCTTTAGACGATGGAACTACTGGACTTGAATTCGCAGTTAATGTTACTTGATTTGAAAATAAAGTAGTTGTTAAAATTTGAAACGGACTTTGAATCCTTTGTAATATAATATTATCACTGGAAGATACTGTAAACCTTGGAATATAATCTGACTCAGTTAAATAATATGATTCATATGGAAGTTGATATACACCATTACAAAAAGAAATACCATAATTAGTTTCACTGGCATTTTGATTAATAAATTCTAAGGGTACTTTAAATATATACTCTCCCAATTCAAACTCTACATCACTAATTACATTAATCGTGATATAATTTTCATTAATTGCTGTAATAATACCAAATGATTTACTAAAACTGCCATAAACAATATCAGATACTAAAAATGATGATGCATCAAATACTGCAATTTTTAATAAATTGGACTTCGGTAAATTTACAGTTAAATCAATTAAATTATTTAATGTAGACTTAAAAATAACTGAACTATTAAATACTTCTTCTTTTGTCTCAAAAAATTCTCGTTTGTTTTCAATTCTATGTTTTCCAAATACCTTAAATCCAGATACATGAGTATTATCAAGTACTTGATTTTTCCATTCGGAAGTATTTCTATTTGATGTTATTGTATATGACCAATCTTGAGTATAATCACTATCAATAATTTTTTGACTTGAATCGCTAACAAAACCAAGATTATCTAAAAATTTTGGTGTGTATTTAATATAAGGAGATCTTTTGCAATAAACTGAAGCATTACTAATACTTTGAATATTTCCATATAACACCCCAAGTGGGTCATAAATCGCATCCCCATTTGAGATAGTTCCAGATATCACATAGTACTCTAATGTAGATGATTGCGAATCAAATTTTACAACTTCGGCTTTAACATTAGATGTGGGAGTTCCAAATGTTAAAATATCACCCTGATTGAGCTGTTTTCTTTTTAATTTTGAATTAAAAGTTGCCCCAAAACCAAATTGGCTTTGGACACCAATTGTAGGAAATGAAGTTAAATTATATTTACTTTTTAAAACATTAACTTTTCTAATAATTCCAGAATCAGCTATTATCTCAAACTCATAGTTTAAATCTATTACACCATTTACAGTTATTTTATCCAATGAAGAATTATAATTGTTGCCACCATCTAAAACTTCAATAGAGTCCAATTCAAAATTATTAATAAGTTTGGCACTGTTTGGAATTTTTAACTGATACTTAGTATTTTTATTACCAATTAGTTCATTGCCAACCGAATCATATGTAAACTTCGTAAGCTTTCCTACCTCAGACGAATTTAGTTGAATAAGTGCTCCAGTGCCAAATTGAGAATTTATTCCGATTACTTCCGGCAATTTAGAATAATTTTTTCCATAATTTGAAATATTAATGGTATTAATAGGACCTAATGCGGTAAGTGAATTAGTAATATACGATATGTTTTCCAATGATAATGTTGTCAAATTTGTTAAATTTTCTACTGCAAATTTAGTAGTTGATATTACACTGAAAACTGTTTGATTTCCTAAATTAGCATTAAACTTTACCTTGTCTCCAACTAATAAACCATGATTTTCACTAGTCGTAAATACTATACAATTTTGCTCATTAATTTCACTAAAATTAACTAAAGTTAATTGCTTTCCAACAATGCTAGAAATTTGTGCAGAAAATCCACTACCAATATTTCCCACATTGCTTATAATTAATTTATCATTTACTTTATAGTTAGTTCCTGCGTTTTCTATAATTACACTATCTATTTTTCCACTATTATATTGACTAGATTTTAATATAGTTTTATTAAATTTTAACGATGGAACTTCTAACTCATATACATCATTTGAGTACAGTCTACCCCCATCTTCAATAATTGGAGCTGATGGTAGTGCATGTAATCGTAATAGAACTGGAGTAGAATTTCTATCTCCATTAACATAACCTTTAATAAAATATGTAAGTTCTCCAGAAGTTAAACAATTTCTACCATATAGATGGATATCACTGCCAGATACTACACTAACAGTTCCATTTCCCACTAAAGTACAATTTAAAAATTGAGTATTATTTTTACTTTGGTAGTTTATTATTGTATTATTTACAAACAATTTCCCATTAGTCTTTGGAAAATTGAAAGTTGATTCTACTGAAATAGTAGAATTTGATGATGATGTAATATTATTAGTAGTAGAAGTAACTTTTGTTGATGATGGAAGATATAAATTTTTATACTTTAGTGATTTTTGTAATTCAAACTCATATAAAACATCACTTATTTTTGAAATTTCAGAAACTACTAATGATGTACCTGGAATATTATTAGCAGAATCTTTAGATTGCACCAATTCAATTAAATTTATACCATCTAAATTTGATATTGGACTATAATTAGATATCAACTCACAACGTACAGCTATTTTTTCGTAAAATACTGCAGAAGATGGTTTAAATACATAATTTTTTGGATATTCTATAGTAGGATTTTCAGAAATAATCTCAATAGCAGGATTTCCTTCTTTGTTGATATCTGTTACTGGATATGCTTTTGAAATAAATGCTCTTGGATTTTCCCCACCTTCTCCAATAATTTTGTCATCAATTTTAAAATATCCAATAACATCATACAAAATTAGTTCATTTGTGCCAGAATCCCAGGTATCTACTTTTGCAGTTCCGGTAGTGACTCCATTTGAATCTACATTATAAATTTGTTGATCTTGAATAAATGTTCTTGGTCTTATTCTTGCACTAATTGGACCAATATAATTTTCTCCTTCATTTATAACTGAGACCTGAGTAATAGCACCAGATGAATTCATCTGAGTTACTTTCATTTGAGCTGAAACTGGCACAACAACTTCACCTGGCATTTTTTTACCAATACCAGAACCAATAATTTCAATTAATGGTTCGGCAACCAAGTTGCCATTGTCTAATTCGTAATAATAATTATTGCCGCCAGAAATTAAAGTAAATGTATCAATTTTTCCTGTGTAATTTAAAATATCAATGACCGCACCAGAACCTCTAGGCGTGAGACGTATCTTTACCTTCTTATCGTTAAATAAAATTCTGAATAAAATTTTATGAGATTCTTCACTTCCTTTAGCGGAATAAAAAGATTTTATATTTTTTAAAAATGTGATTAAATTTAGATCTTTTGCTAATACTTCTGGTAGGATTGGAGAAATTTCAGATTTTATTCTCTTTAAAAATTCCTGAGTAAAATAATATGCAATATTAACTACTTGAGATCCACCAGCATGAGAAACAGCGACAGAACCTTGTTTATATACTACCTGATTATATGGAACACTTTCAAACACAAACGCAGAAGTTCCACGAACACAGTCAATAAATTGAGTTGCGGTTTTTTCCTTGTAAAAAATTATTTCTCCATCAATTGAAAGATACCCATTTTTGTCGGGAAATCCTTTAGTGGATATTACGGTGATAATATCAGAACTATCTGTTAAATGAGATTGTAAATTTGTATATTGTGTTAAACTAGCTAGAGTATAACTTCCAATATTATAATAATTAATTAAGTTAGTAACTAAATCTAACGAATTATACTTGGTTTCCTGAGATTCATAATATGAATTTAAAAATGAAATGAATTTTGGATTATCTTGGGAAACAAAGTTTGGTAACTGCTTTTCAATCAGTGAAGAAATATTTACAATTTTTTCCTTTAGACTGTTCATGAGCAGATATCTGGGGTAACTGGAGTAAAGTCTTCAATAGTTGGATCTGGTGGTGGACATCCATATTCTGCAAGCTTTTGCTTGGTATCATTATCCATGTAGTTTTGAGCTTGAATTTTATTATATAGTGCAATGCAAGGATCTACTGGATCTGTTGGTTGCTCTATAGTTTGGCTACCATCTGGATTTGTTGTTGTCGCAGTTCCATCATCACCAACTACTGTAACACTTCCATCTGGATTGTTAGTTGTAGTTCCAGGAACATTAGAAACTGGAGGAATTCCTAATGGATCACCAATTGGCGTTGTAGGTGGAACTAAAGTATCTGGAGTTGGTAATGGCTGAACAGTACTAGTTTGGGATCCAGTAGAAGATCCTATATCAATATAATCCACTTTAATTGGAGTAACTACTGGATATGTGTCGGCTCCTGTGGTTATATCTGGATTATCTGGAATAACATAGATATTTATCGGGGAGGTCTGACATGCAGTTAGGGAAAATTCTACTAATCCAAGTTCATAATCTATAGTTCCTACAATTGCTACGACTCTTCCCTTTTCGGTCATTAAGTATACTGTTCCATCTTTTTCACAACCAGAAAAATTATTGGAAAATCCAACTAAAAATAGCGGAGTATTATACCCCTTAACGCAGAATGGATCACTGATTAAAGTATACTTACTATCAATATTATTTTTTAGTCTAGTATAGTAATCTAAGGTATACCTATAGCGTACATTTTCAAATAACTGAACGATTCTTCTAAATATTGGCTTTACAACGACAAACTTAACTGCTGGTTCGATATCTCTAATAAGACAAATTAATTTAGATGATGAAAATAGACCATTGAAATTTTTAAACTCATCATCTAAATTATAATCTGATATAATTTGTCTTGTTAAATTGATAAGAGTTAATTTATCTTTATTTGTTTTACTCTGATCATAAATGACATCAATGTATAAGTCAATGAAGAATGGAATAGCATCTTCTATAACTGGAGTTACAGAACCTACTGCATATTTCTTCAATTCATTGACAATTTTGGTTTTTTCTACAATTGAAATAGTGGAGCCAATCTTTGGCTTGATTGAGATGAAAACTTTACCAAATTCTGGAGGTGATTTAGTTTCTCCGCCAATAACCCTAATCAAATCTGCATTTGAGTAAATATTTTGCAGGATGCTTTCATAGTCACTATTTACTACTGCTCTTTGCTGAGATGCATAATATCTAGGGGCTCTATATTTTATTGATTTGATTGATTCAAACTCGGATCCACCATCAGTTTTTGCACTGAGTGCAGTTACTGCAATATTTGTAGGAGATATAACTGCGGAATCGCCAGTTATAGTACCAATGAATTTTAATTGTGAAGTTGCAATCTGATTTGCGACAGATCCACTAGACACAATATATCTAATAATAACAATTTCACCGTTTTGTAGTTTTCTTCCAATTATATCGTCTCCAAAAATAATTTCGTATTTTTGATCTTGAACTTCTTCAACAAAAAATACTCTATCTGATGCAGTTATACCTACAATACCAAGTTTTCGTTGATATTCAACTTCTAAATTTGTTGATGGATCTGAAATTATAAAAACTTTAATAGAATCTGCATCTACAAAGTTATTTGGGACAAAAAAACGTTGGTTTTCGTTGGCATCATTTACAGTGTATCTAATGCTAAATTCGGAGCCCTCGACTAACTCTATATTTTGAACTGTTACTGAAGAACTTCCTTGAGTATTTACATTCAGCGCATTTCTAAGTAAAAATGTATATACTTTATTATTTTGAGTTGTTGAAAATAGTGGCCCAGCACTAATATTTACTGATTGATAATTTTGAACATTATTTACTGTAATATTATAATTTACTTTTGCTGAAGTATATGAATTTGGTGTATATCCTAATCTCTTTGCATGTGAAACTACATTATCACGAAGAACTGCAGTATCTAAGTTAAGTTCATTAGCCGCCATATTGATGTTATATGACGAATACATGCTATTATACGCTAAAATATCCACTAACATGGATAAGTTAGATCCTTCAAAATCGTAATCTTGGAAATCAGTCTTACTTCTGATAAAATTTTTAATGGATTCTCTGATTTGATTAAATTCTAAAGCAGAGATAGTAGGTAGTTCCATTTATTAACTTTCTCTTACGAGGATAAAATCTACGGTTTGTACTATAGGTGGTAATCCAACAATAAAATAATCTATAATTACTTCAAACTCATTAGAGTCATCTTCTACATTAACTGTAATATTATTAAGTGTTATTCTAGGTTCATAGCTGAGTAGTACAGTTTCAATTTCTTCAATCAATGAATTTGCAGAGAATGTAGTAGTTAACTCAAATAGGTAACTGGTGGTATCAGTTCCAATGAGAGGATTAAACAGTCTTTCTCCCAATTTAGTCAATACTAAATTTTTGACTGATTGCTTAATTGCCTCTTCATTTTTTAATACTACAAGGTCTTTAGTCACAGGATTTAGTCCAAAATTTAAACTAATGTCCTTAAATGACCTAGAAATTTTGCCTAACTCTTGTGAAACAGTTGACATTTAAATAAAGTACTATAATTATAAACTATTTAGATGTATCTTCAAAGTATTCACAGTAATCTACAGAGTAGATTTTCTTCTTTTTCTTTGGCAAAGGAGCATAATCTGTAATTAATCTTGTAGTTCCCCACATTTGCTTCATATATGTGGTATCCCTATCGGGATTTGGGTGAATCGCCATCTGTTTTCTCCAATAATTGGGTCTAACAGAACTTTTAAAGGGGTTGCTATCCCTTCGGTAGTATTTATGGACAAAAAAAGGGGTCCTAAGACCCCGTTTTACTATTATTTACCTTGTCCTCGGTAAGCTTTCTTGCGTCCATTGCGACTTGAAGCAGAAAGTCGAGTGTTTTTTGAACGTCCCTGGCGAGTCATTTTGGGCTTTCCAGGACTGTAGCTAGACTTATTGAAACTAGGTGCTTTTGCCATGTTAGTTCACGAAAACGTTGGTGGGTACAGGTAGTATTGTACGTGGAGAAACGGTATTTGTCAAGTCCCCTACGTGTGCGGATGGCCGACCATTAATAAAGACCTTGCTGGGGGCAATGATAGCCCTGGCAAGAGGAACACAAGTAGTGTCTGGGCATACAGGAAAGCCTGGAGCAGGGGTTAGAACGTCCCCTGCTTTGGCTCTGGGGCGGCCATTGGCAAATACCGTCGCCACGATAGGAGTGACGATATTTGGGGGGTAGACACAGCATGGTCTGAATGAAATGGAATCTGGATTTCCTAATCCTGCTATGGGTCTTGTCATACGTTTTTGTTCTGAATTGAAATTGGCCAGAATTGAGACAAGTAATTATTTTTTTCATAACTATGGTAGGAATAATTGCTGTTTTCAAAAGGAGTCATTGTACTTTCAAACAAGTATACTTCTCCACTTTCTACAGCCCCTGATCCATCAGATGTAGCAGTAAACACTGTTCCAACTGTATATCCATCTGGAGCACCATAATCTTTCCAGTTCACAGATCCAAGAGTCTTAATTATATATCTCACATTGGTTTCAATATCTCCAGTGTTTGCAGTTTTCACAAAAGCAGATGTGGTATCAAACATCTCTCTGGTACATTGTAAAAATTCTGTCTCAGTTTTATCTCTGTAATAGATAATCTCTTCACCCAGGTAATAATGATATAGGGTTTCATTTCTAGTTTCTGGGTTAATCTCTTTCTTTACAATGTATTTGGGAATAATCAAATATCCTGCAGAAATAAATTCGCTTGTACTATCAACTTTAATTGTAGTATCAGTTGATTTTAGCTCTTGTGTTAGCTTTGCATATGGAGGTTCATCCATATATGGATTACCTTTATTCTTGACTGCACTAGAAAGATTCTTACTAACCTCGTTAACTCTAAAGTTTAAGATCTTCTTAAAGGTAACTTGATAGTTAGTATCATCTCCATGCCAGAATGTAGTAGGAGCTGGTCCTGCTGCCCATGAAGTAATACTTCCACCTAGTGGTGGAGCAGGGAAAGGTACTGCAGAAATTGTTACTGTAGTGATAAAACCTTCACTATCAGTGTTAATATTTGCTTGCCAACCAGTTGCACTTGATGGAGTTACAGATCCAGTCCATCTAGGAATAGACTTAATTTGAATTTCAGTATTGTTTTCATCAGAATCTGGAAAAAGACCTGAATCACTAACGAAGCTAAAGTCTTCAATAATGTATTCAAGTGACTTGAACCTTGGTGGAATACGATATGCAGCTTCAGTTTTATAGACTTGGCTTGATTTGTCCTCTCCTTCAATTAGTGGAGGTAGATTTGGAATGGTAGTTTGCTTTGGAACAGAAGCACCAATAGTAGAAATTGCTTTCAGTAGGGTATTTTGTAGTGAATTTTCATTGGAGATTATTTGTTTGTACATCTCTTCAGGCAAATTAATGCTAGAAAAGTCAAAACTACCACCAAGATTTGAGGTAACTATAGAGTCTAACTCTTCTTTACTGTAAGTTTTAGGTGTTTTTACGTCAATGCATGGGTCATACTTAGTATCATTTTGTATCGGAGCGATATATTCATTAAAAGTATTGAATTCACTATGTGGATAGTAGACTTTTGAGTAGTCTGGGGTGACATTACTATCACATTCAGAGTCTTTAACTGCTAAAACAGTCTTATTACCAAGCTTTAGCTTCTCAGATTCAATGATTTCCTTCTGAACCGTAAGAAAATCAGAAGCAGTTAGGCGATCTATCCAACCTTTTAGCTCATTAATCTCTGCTGGTCTACTAAAATAAGTCCAGAAGATGTTGTTTAGTTGATATGCAGTGTCATTTGCAGCTGATACACATAAAAACTTCTGCTGAATGTAGTTAGAACCATCATTTAAGACAACATTACCAAGTGTAAATTTACCTAAATCGTCTTCTAGGTAAGTAGATTCGCAGAATCCATCCCTAGAATAAAATAATGGAGTGTAAGTATAGAACTTTTTATCATTACTAACATAAACACCACAGACTGCAGACCTATCAATGATGCCTCTACCAGCAATAACTTGAATTCTATTGACTGGAATTAGTGCTTGACCTTGAACTCTAGTGACTGACCAGCCACGAACAAAGGTATTGACCTTATTACTGTCTCTTTTGAACCATACTTTGAAGCTTTTAGTGTTGACAAATTCAACTTTAGAAGCAAATATGAAAGAGTTTTCCACTCCAGATGCACTTTGATCATCTGTAATAGAAATCTGAACATCATTTTTGCTGGTAATTGTAGTATTGTCTAGGAAAGTGACTAAGTAATACTTCCTACTTTCACTATCATTGGAACCACCTTCGTCGTTTTTATTGATAGTTTCTACTTTAATATCCTTTGTTGTGGTCAGTTGTATGTTTTTGTTCTTTTTGTCATCAAAAACATGGTAAATCGTGCTTGTATACTGGGGAGTTGAGGGGGTAGACTTGGAATAGTACTGGTCTTTAACAAAAGGAGCACTACCGCCACTGATCTCAGCATAGCAAAGAATCTGGTTTGAGATATTATTAGCAAGACCAGTATTAGTAAACTTGACGTTTCTAACCTTTCTCTTGTTTTTATACTTCAGAGGTTTAGTAAGAAAGATCTTAAGTCCCTGAATACTCTCTACGTAGGTATCACTCTGAATACCGTAGCCAGTTACTAAGTCTCCGATGTTGATAATTCTATCCTCTGCTCCATCGTTTTTGTTAATAAAGATAAACCCAGGAGTCTTGTTCTTCTCAGAAACCTTAGAGACTCTTCTTCTAACAGATTCTGTGGTTCTCAAAGACTTCTCATCAAAGTGCTCAGAGTTATAGTTGACTACTTTGTTGACTGTCCAGCCATTGATGACATCACCAACAGCAATCATATCTTTATTGGAAGTATTCTCATAGTAGAAGAATATCTTATTATCGAGTGTACCTCCATGGTAAGCAACGCTTCCTTCAGGTAGGCCAATTACTTGACTGTCCACTCTATTGAGTGTGAATGTACCACTAACGCTGGTACTGGATGTTGCATAGACTGGGCATTCTGTAGTTTCTGTATTTCCATCATCAGGGGGAGTAGTTACAGTAATACCTCCCACAGGTCGTGCAGGAAGTGTGTGAGTTAAAGGCCACTCAAAAATATGGTAAAAGTATTGCTCATCATATACTTTGTCTGCCTTGCAGAATCGTTCATAAACTGGCTTACTCTTGATATTATCACCAGAACCAACAATTTCATATTCTGGTTGATAAAATACTTGGTCAACAAAGTTTACATTATCACCGTTAGCGTTCTCTGCATCTAGAGCAGGAACTTGAATTACAGTGCGACGAAGCTTTTGCTGTTTACTTCCATTCTGAATAGTTTTATTTGCTAAACTAGGTGGCCTGACTTCGTACCAATATGGATCAATATATGGAAATTCTATCGTAATCTGAGCTGGTGGCCCTTCTTCTGGTGGAGGGCACTCTGGATATGTAAATGTAAGCTTTTTATTTACTGGGTCTTTCTTTGGACTACAATTAGTCATATTATTAGAATTAATCTCCTACTTTATGTATGCGAATACCTGGAGTATCATGATGATCAAAATATTCAAATTCTAAAGTATCACCTTCTTGCCATTGCATTTCATCTACCAGCTCATCTGGAAATGTAATAAAATATTCACCTGTTTTATCGTCATATTGTACCTCAGTAGTAAACGAAGAAAATGTTGACATATGTGTATTTAAAACTACAGTATATAGCCGAAATAAATAATTAAAAATTTTTTAACCTAATGACTAATCTATTAGAAGCCTATCAATCTATGTATGAAGATCAAGATTGGAAGGAAAGAAATTTTAGATCAATGCCAGATAAAAGTATTCCTAAGGTTGCAGATAAAGCTAGAAAGTTGCAGGCAGATATCAAGTCTCAGAAATCAAGACCATTAGCAAGATTTCGCCCTGGAATTAGAAAAGACGTAAAGAATAAGAATAATCAGCTTAGAAATATTATACATTCACTTAGAATGAAACAAGGTGATGTAGAAGCTAGAAAAAGAGCACATGATAGTAAAATTGATCATATTAGACAAAAAGCACACGAACTAGGAGTTAGGATTCACAATCTTAATAAACCACAAAGTGTTATTGCACCTGGACCAAAAAACTGGAATAGACCCTCAAATAAAAAGGTAAATGCATCAAATACAATCAAGAGATTTCGTAGAGAAGATATTGAGTATATTCTAGATTATCTTGTAAATGAAGGCTATGCAAACTCCTATGAAAGTGCTGCAGGAATTTGTGAGTCTATGTCTGATGCCTGGGTAAATTCAATCTTAGGTGAAGTTATTGTAGAATCTTCTAGAAGATCACAAGTTGCATCAAAGCAAGGTAGAACACCAAAGCCAGGTGCAAAGAGTGGCAAATCTAGTGCACCATTGGATATCAAGATGGCTGGAATGCCTGGCTCTGGTAAATCAACAATGGCAAAAAGGCTAGCCAAAAAGACTGGCGGAACTGCAACTGGATATGACGATGCACGAGAAACAATTCATGGTAATAGATCTAATCAATCTAAGTTTCCTGAAGTCCACAAACTTACAATGGATCGACTAAGAGACGCAAATAAATCTAAGCCAAGAATTCAAGACAACACTAATGTTAATCCAAAGTTCAAACAGAGTACTGATGATAGTCTAAAGAAAGATGCTGGATTTAGATCAATTACAACAGTATCACCTAGAACATCACAGAGGAGATCATTTGCACGAAATGCAAAGAGAGATCAGCCAGTTCCAAGATTTGTGATGAAAAGTATGGCATCACAAGAAAAAGAGTTTAGAAAGTCTAGAGAAGGTAAAGGTGCAGTTAAGACAGGTAAGGACCTGACTAAGAGATTCAGATTAAATCGTAGATCTGCAAGAGCAAGACTAGGAGTTGAAAATCCAAAGAGAGGTCAAGCATGAAAACGTACTCTGAATTTTTAGTAGAGTCTGAACGTAGAATTGGAAGGGCATTGAGCCCTAGAGGGCCATCTTCAACTAGAGGGTTTATGGCTCGTAATAGAACTTATGGTGAATATGATAATACTCCTCCAACACAACAAAGAACTCAACGAAGAGCTATGCTCAGAAGGCATGGACTTCCAAAAGGATCTGCAAACTTAAAAACTCCCGAAACCAAATCCATCAAAAATGATGGAATGGAAACGAAAGTTACAACCCATAAAAACTCTGGACACTTTGCAAACGAAAGACTTCGTACTATGCAAATGTTTAAGTCACCAAAGAAAGATCAACATCAAGTTGTTAAGAGTATTACAAAACACTTAGGAAGAAACCACAGAAAACCATTTTCTGATGTTGATATCTACAATACAAACAAAGATGACTCTAAGATGACAAGTGGTAGAAAGTTTATGAAGGCAGTGAAAAATGTTCCAAAGGATGTTAGGTCTGTAGGTGGAAAATCTTTTGGTGGAGTTCCAACAGATATGAATACTGGAAGACACTCTCCAAGTCGTGAGAAGTTATATCGTGATAAACTTAAAATGACTAGACAAGATAAAACTACTCGATATCAATTCAAAAGAGGTTAAGCATGAAAACATTTGCTCAGTTCCTAGAAGAAGCAAAGCAACATACTCAACTTTTAGATGATGCTTGGATTCCACCTGCATCAAAGAAATTGAGAGCTGGAACAGAAAGTCCATTAAGTCTTGCAAGAAAGAAGGGAACGGATGTTAATAAAGTAAGAGCATCAGTTGGAAAATTCGCAGAACCAATCAACAATCCAAGGCATCCTGATATTGATTATAAAAAGGATGAAAAGTCAGGAACTCATACATTCACACACAAAAAACATCCAATTCAAGTAACCTATACCCCAGGAGATAAACCAAATACATTTATTCAGAATACAACTAAAACTGGAGAAACAACTGATAGAATTGGTGCAGGTAAAGCAATGCAGGATATTAAAAAGAAAGTATCATCTTCAGCAAGACCTGGAACTACATTAGTATCACAACCAGTAGGAGATCGTAGGGCATCATTGAATACAAGATCCCAGGGAATGAGTGAACCAAATGAAAAGGGAGTACAAGCAGGAATTACAAGAAATCGTTCACCAAAACAAAAGGCGAGAGGTGCAAAGCCTTTAGATCCAGTGAAACATACTGGGACATTTATTGATCCTAATCATTAAATCTACAAACTCAAATAAATTATTTTTTCCGAGGATCTAAACGGTTCTCGGAATTTTTTTTGTTGAAAATTTTTTCCGAGATTATTTTGATACACTCGGTAAGACAAAGGGCGATATATGTGAATTGCTCGGAATATGTTGTGCGGGTTGGGAGGGGCATATGGGGAAACCTTGGATGGGCTTGGAGATTGGTGGAAAATTTTTGAGTTGATTGAGTATCTCTCTGGCTTTCTGGGTACGTTATAGCTTAGGGTAGTTAGACGTTTTTCACGGGTACGGGCCGGGGCGACCCATAAGGGCCGTTTATACTGCCCCTGCCCACTGATAAGGACTGCTGATCGATCAGGATTGCTGATCAAAGGGGGAGCCCCGGAGGGCTCCCGCTGCGGGTCAGTGGAACACCACAGAAGTGCAGTGGCAGCCGAAGCTCTCAAACCACTGATCCAGCTCCTCCCACGTGGGGAAGGACACCTGCCCGCCTTCCGTGGGGGACAGCATGTAGCTGGCGCTGTAGGCCACACGGGTGACCGTGGTGTTCTGAGCGGTGACGGTGACGGCTTTAGTCATGATCCTCAGGCAGTGCGGGCACCGATCGGCCCGCTTGAGATAATCCTACAGGATGGGCGGGCCAGCCGTGGCTGAGCTGGCCCTAAAGTTCATATTCAGTAACCTAGCCAGACCAGCCACTCCCCGGCGTCAACCCCATTGGGCCAGCCTATGGCTGAGCCATACAGGGCCAAAAACTCTTGCCCGACACCGTGGCTGATCGATTCACTGAAAGCATCCTGATAGGGGATGCAGCCCTGCTCGTTCATGCGGGCTTCTGTGGCTTCCCTAAGGGTTTCGTACATGGTGCTTGTGCTTGTGGGGTGTAGGTAGGAAGGGGGACCCCGTAGGGTCCCCGGCTGGGCTCACCAGTCGCTGGGATCGTACTGATCGCAGCGCCAATCCTCACGCTCCTCATCTGTCATGGGCCGGGTGAGGCTGAGCGGGCCACATGCCCACAGTTCTACTTCCTCGCCGTGCTCGGGCTCACAAGCCCAGCTCAGAACCAACCCAGCTGGCAGATACAGCCAGCCCCGTGTGGGCTGGTTTGCTGCTGTATCTACGTACAGCACGTGAAGTATCGTCTGGAACTTAGGCGGGAGGCGCAGGTCGCCTACCGAGCAGGGAGTGAAAAGGTCAGAGCTTTGCATGGTCCTTAAGCGGTGCGGGCACCGATCGGCCCGCTTGAGATTAAGTGTACAGCATGGTGGGGCAAGCCGTCAAGCTTGCCCCGGTTGGGTTTAGAGGTTGAACGCCAGCTCTAGGGCATTGGCATAGCCTTGTGCCGTATTCGCCAGCTGCAGCAGCGCCTTCCGTTCGGGCGACATGTAGTGTCCCCGTTCCATCTCACACCACTGTGCAACCCAGGCCCAATCGGCTTGCTGCTGCCAGCCACGGCAGGCCATAGCCTCATCACTCCACCCCCAACGGGTGTACTGCTCGACTTGCTGGGAGTCGAGCTTGCGGATGCCAGCGTAGACAAGCTCAGTCAGGGTCATGGTCCTTAAGCGGTGCGGGCACCGATCGGCCCGCTTGAGTTCAATAGTAGAGGGTGAAGGGGCAAGCCGTCAAGCTTGCCCCGGCTGGCCTCAGGCGTCGAATAGCAGTTGGGAGCCGATCTCCAGCTCGACTGCTCGCCGATACTGAGCGAGCGCCAGCCGCTTGGCTTGCCGGTCGCCCCGGTAGCCAGCGTTACAGGCAAGACACCACCACATCTCCCACCTACCGGTAGAGGGGGGCAGCCCTTCCGGGCGATCGTAGGCGGTGTGTGTGCTGATGGTGCTGATCATCGTTCTAGTGGGTTGGCTTGTGCAGTGTAGGGAGAGATGGGGCCACCAGCTGGTGGCCCCGGTGGTGATCAGCCAGCCTCGCCGGGCTGGAATCGGATGCTGCCATCCGCTAGCACGTCAGCCTGCCTCCCAGGCCGGCGCTGCAGCCAGGCCATGGCACCCCGTAGGGCAGCCATGCGAACCTCGGCCATGGCCTGCCAGCCGGTGAGCCGAAGGCACGAGTCGCCTCCGGCAGCCGGAACGGCGTAGTAGGTCAGCAGCTGACCCTCACGGGTGGTGTGCTGGCTGATCAGGATCGGAGAAGGCATTGGTCTGGGTTGGTTTGGGACTTGAGAATCTTAGCAGGTGGTGGGGACCCCGTAGGGTCCCCGGCTGGGCTCAGATGCAGTTGTCAGCCAGCCAATCCCGGATCTCGTTCGGGTAGGTGGCCCATGCCTGCAGGGCTTGTGCGAGCATGTCGCACTCTAGGTAGCCTCTGTCAAAAGCCCATAGTGTGCCGCCGTTTCCGGTGAGGGAACACCAGATAGAAAAGGTGCTCGGCTTGCGATCATCCTCGCTATCGGCCCAGCTCAGCAGCCTCTCCACGGCGTAGGTGGCCTGTTCAACGGTGAGGCGGGTCTCGGTGGTTGCCATGGTGGGTTCCGTTTGGGACTTCTACAGTGTACAGCATGGTGGGGCCAGCTTGTGGCCCCGGTGGTGATCAGCCGATCAGCTCACCCAGGCGCTGGGCCATGGCCCCGCTTTGACGCCACAGGCGCTCGATTGCCTCCCGGTCACGACCGTTGGCGGGGTCTTGAAAAGCTTCCTGCAGGATGCCAAACCAGTAGGAGCTGGAATCAAAAGCCATACGGCGCAGGGCCTCGGCCTCCCAGGCGGTGAGGGTCAGGGTGACGGTTTCGGATTGCATCGCTGTAGTGCGGTGTACGTAGGGAACACTAGCAGGCCGCTGCTGCAGCTTGCAAGGGGTCAGAGTGACAGCTTAGAAAGTGGCACAGCTGTGGCAGTTCTAGAACTGGCCCACTAGGGTTTAGCGTGGGCCAGTGTGCCAGCAGGCCAGCTGGCCCTGTGCCAGCTCAGGCCCTGGCCCTGCGACGCCTGATCTCGTCACCATACGTGCTTGCTTCATCGCTGTAGCGGCCCTCGGCGATGGGGTTCCAGCCTCGCATCGCCTGCTCGGCCTTGCGTGCATCCTGTGCACTGTAGATCAGCTCAGCCAGGGTCATGGCCTTTGCCTTGGCTTCCCAACGGGCGAAGTCTTGTGGAGTGGCGTGGTTGGCGATCATGGCCTTTGGCTGAACTGAGATCAGTATAGCAGGTGGGCTGGCGTGGTGTGGGCCAGCTGGTGGCCAGCCCTTGGATTGTCACAATGTGAAATGTATGTACATTGTGCCCCTACGTGTGTGTGGGGGAATGTATGGTTAAGTATTACCTATTACGGTTAATAATTTGTAATACTGTTAATAATTTTATATTATTGATAATAATTCTTGTCTACCAGAATATCATTCTCCCAAACTACATTGGTAGTATTAAATATAACGCTTAATAATTCTTCAGTCAATTCAATGTAACCCATAGTGTTCAATTCTTCCACTTGTGCGTTGGTGAGAAAGGGATTCATGGGGTTGCCTTTGTTTGACCTTTATATAGTCCCATAGATCCTGGCCAGAGTCTAGTGGTCTTGTGCCAGTGGTCAAACTGGTTCTAGGACTTGACTGGGGGCCGGACGGCGTGCTAGAGTGAAGGTAGACTCTATTTGTCTGTGTGACGATTTGTATACTGTCTGTAATTTGGCTCTGTTGGGGGGTGGTGCCGTGCTAGGATGTGATCACAACCGAGAGAGGGCTGGGGTAAGCCTGATGATGAAATGGTCGCCACGCCCCCTGCCATAAAATAGTTAATAAAAAAAGACAAAAAAAGGGCTTGCTGTCAAGCCCCGGTGTGCCACTTGTCAAACTGCGCTAGGGCGATCCTGGCTCCACTGGCGCAAGCGACGGGTGCTGGCCTTGCTGTAGACACGGTTGGTGATCGGGTCGCCGTTGGCCTTGGTGGCGATATTGCGGCCTGCAGCGTCAGCAGCAGCCTGCAGTGCCTTACGGCCCAGCTTGCGTTCAGCCTCTAGGGCGTTCTCATTGGTGGCCAGGTCAAACAGCCATTGTGCACGGTGGCGGCCAACGATGTGGGGCTGACGGATGGTGATCTTGGCAACAGCCACAGCAACCACGGTGGGGATGCTGGTGCGGGTCAGGCGATCGTTGCGGGTCATTGTCTCGTGGGGTGTGTGGGGGATCTCTGCCCCCGTGATCTAAGTATAGGGCACCGGGTAGACCCTGGCTATGGGTCAGACCCGGTTTGTTGCAAAGCTTAATCTTTACACTTTAGCGGTCAGAATAGCCTGGCGCTCTTTAGCGTAACCACTAAACTGTCCAGCCTTGCGACGTGCCCACACTGCTTTGCCATAGGTTGAACCTTTAGGCTGGGTTGAATGCACGAGAAGTGCAAACGGTTTGTCACCAAAACAATGCGAATCGTCGTGATCAACCTCTAACCCAAGCGCTGCAGCTTCTTCATCGTTGTGCACAACTTTACTGTAGCGGGAGAACACACCAGCATCAATGTAGTGGTCAAACTTACCACCATAGCTGGCAGTAAAGTAAAAGTTGGAGGGAAGCTCCAAACCTACAAACAGTGGCAGATTCTTGCTGTAGCAGTAGAACTTAAGATCAGGGTTCAGCTTAGCTACTTCAATCCAAGCATCCAGATAGGCACCCGAGAAGAAATCACCAGACTCGTGGATTCTCACCAGCTTGCTGTTCTTCTTGCGAGCATTCTGCAAGCTTCGATCAATTAAACCTACCAAATTGTTGGCTTGCATCGCTTCCACAACCATTTCAAGGTTGCGAGCCCGAGCATAGAAAGGGCCATCGTATTGTGCCTCGCTAGTTGCAGCAAAGCAACGGAATTGAGTCTGTGGGCCATCCTGAACTTTACGTTTGCCGTCTTCAGTAACAACAGCAAAGGACAAACAGAACAGAGCGCCAGGGCAGGTTTTACCAGCTGGCAGACTAAAGATCAGTGTGCCCTTGCCAAGCTTGGCGTTACCGTGGGAGAAGGTGAGAAGGTCGGTCATTGGTTCGGGTGTTGAACTTGAGTGAATCCTAGCAGCTGGTGGGGGCTTGTGAAGCCCCCGACTGATTAGCGTTGCTTATCAGTAACCGTTCAGAAACTCGTGCAGGGCTTCCTGATATTGCTCCTCGGTGTGGAAGGTCCGAGTCCCGATGGTGCAAGGGAAGGTGCGACGGGGAGCGGCAGCCTTGCTGGGCTCTTTGCCCTGCTGCTGCAGCTGCTGAACATAGGGGTTCTGGCTGGTCACGGTGTCGTTTGTGGTTGACTCTGGAATCCTAGCAGCTGGTGGGGAGCCCTGAGCCCCCCTTCGTTACAAATCGAAATAATTACATCACCAGTAGCCAATCCTGGTCATTGTGTACATTAACCCAGAAGAAGTTCTTGCCATTCATAGAACGCAAGAATACTCTATCACCTTTGTGCTGTTCAATGATACAATGTGGGCAGGATTGCATTTGGTTAGCCATCCTGTTTTTAGCCTTTTTGCTGATGGGTTGAACTGAAATCATCGGAGCCATGATGTTAGTTTGCGGTTAGCAACACTCAGTAGCTTAGCAATAACCAGCAGTGCAATGAGTTCGGCTGTCACAATCTGTAATAATGTAGTGAAAAGGGGGAATTGCTTCCCCCTAGATCCTATCACACGGTGACAGGCTTCAGTTCTTCAGTCTTGCGAGCGTCTGCAATAGTAGAACCAATGCTTACATTCTTCAGGATCTCATCGTTAGTCATAAGATCACTCAGGAACTGAGCATATGACTCGGTAGCAGTAAAGTTATAGGCTTTGTCAGGATTGCTGTGGTAAGTGATAATAATATCAGTGTTGTCTACAGTGATAGAGTTAATAGCACTGGACTGTTCTTTGGTGAATGAACGATGAACAGAAGCGATTGCAGTTGCCATGATGTTTGTGCTTGGTGTACGGTTAATAATTTACAGGATGGGGCTCAGTCTGTCAAGCCCCTGAATGATTAGTATTACTAATCAGAACTCGATTTCGTCTAGTGTGGGTTCCGACATAGTATCATCAGACTCATCTGCTAGCATGTTGAGAATACTAAGAATCTCGTTGCCAGTTTGACCCTTACGAAGCATTGAAATTAGCAGTGCTTTAGACATAATAATTCAGAAGTCGATGTTAGAGTTAATAAATTGACGAAAGTTTGCTTCACTTTCATCATCATCAGCAGCAGGAATTAGTAAATCATCCTGCCACTCAGTTTCAAGATCAACAAAGTCGTAGGTGGTTTCCATTGTTAATAATCAACCTTCAAGAAGTTCAGGGTAATGATCACTAATTTCAGTGATCAGTTCTTCAGCAGTATAACCCTCAAAGCAATTCACCAGCATGTCGTATGCGTACTGTTCAAGAGTTTTCATGTCCATGCTGTCCAGAATTTGCTGGGCGTAGGCATCAATCAGATCAGAACGGTTCATTGGTTCAGGTGGTGAACAATAATAATTTACCAGGGCTGGGGGCTGGAGTCAACCCCCTGATTGATTAGTGTTGCTTATGGTTAATATCTAAGGCACCATATTTGTTTAGTTTGCCTGCACAAGGCTTGTTGTCATAAACTCCAAAATAATACTTGCCGATACTAATACCGAATTGTTCGTCGCCTTGATTAGCCTTGGTGTTTGCACCAATGTAGAAGAGTTTGGAATCAAGTGAGAATTTCATGGGTTCGGTGGTGAACGAGTTAAGTATGGCATGGATGGGGGCTGGAGTCAACCCCCTGAATGATTAGCGTTGCTTATCGGTTAAGCTTCATTGTAAATGATAGTGCTAATACACCAACCAAAACAATCAGAGATTGCATCAGTCAGGTATTCTTCATCATCAACTTCCCATACTTTTTGCTTTGCTTCTTCAACAATAGCCTGTTGATAATCCACAGAAGGAAACTCATCGTCTTCCATCTCAAAATCAAACTCAATGTGAGCGACTTGGAACTGCATGGGTTTGGGTGGTGAACGATTCAAGTATGGCCTGAATTGGGTCAGGAGTCAAGCCCTGGAATGATAATAATCTCTAATCAATCATATTAGTACTGATAAGTGATTCTAATAGATTGGCATTGATAAAGCTTTCTAGATGGGTCAGCTGTTCGCCATCCATAGAGGTTACATATTCCTCAATGATTTGTTCCATTAGTTTATAGTTATTACTATAAAGTTCTTCTGTTAATACTTCAATCATCTCATCTTGTTTCATGGATGGGCTGAAGAATTGTACCACGTCAGGGTAGTGCATGTGGGGTGTCTCAGTGACATATGTAATATACCTGATCCTGGGCGGCCTGTCAAGGGGTCTTTGATTAGTAATGCTAATGGATGGCCTCGGAGGGATTTGGAATGCTTATATTAGTGATACTTATCGGTGGCCTCGAAATGATTTGGAGTTCTTATGAGTTTTTTGGGCCGGGGGGCTTGACAATTTCGGCGGGGTGTGATATACTGCGGGCCAAGACCGCTGCACCTCCGAACATTTCAGATACTTTCTCTGACATACTCGGAAACATAGGATATAAGGTTAATAATTCTAGGCATACAGGGTATAAGGTTAATAATTTCTAACTCATACTCACTACGTATAACACACAAACATATATTTTTTATTACATTTAATAATTACACTAAATCATACATACCATTCCGCAATACATCTATCCATCTATTCAATCCATCAATAATTCTTTGATCTGTTTCCTTTGTTAGATAATAATCTTGAATATACTTTATCTTTGCTTGTACATATACTTCATGTGCTTCTTCTGGTGTTTGATAATAACCTAGTGAAACATACTTACCATTCATTTTAATGCGTGATCGAAAGAGTTTAACTTGTTTACCTTTATTAGGATGTTTAACTACTCCAATAGGATATTTTCCTCTATTTGCAGTTGATTTAATTAGTAATTTATTTAATTCATCTGATACGTATACACATTTATCTGGTCCATAGACTTTATTCCCTGGATAGATAATATCTTTATCTAATTCTAATCCCTCTGTATAATTTTGTTGATTATGCCAGGCTTTGAAGTTAGAGAATTTGTGCCATTCTGGTGCTACAGTACAACCAGCATAGGTTGGTCTAGTCATTTGGTATTCTTCAGAATAACAACGCCTGAGCATTCCATGCCAATTAGCATATTCTCTACGTACTATTATTTTTGCATTGATTTTAGAAGTCACTGTGCAGTCAACATCATTGATTCCTACACCATAAACTAATTTTGTCATAATAATAATAATCAGTGTTTGTTTTGGTTCATTTTTTCGATTCTTCGGATGATTTCTGCTTGTTCATCCTCTCTATCTGCATCTTGTCTTCTCTTTTTCTTATAGTTCTCTACTCTATCTCTTTCTGCTTGTAGTCTTTCTGCTTGTCTTTGATTCAGTTGTTGTTGTTTCTGTTGTACATCTTCACCTAGCTTATACTCTCTTGGGCCTTGGTTTGGATTCTTTTCATTGTACTTTCTGATTGCTTCAGCACCATGGCCTCCTTGTTTCTTTATAAGATCCATGATATGCTTCTTAGAGTACAGTGGCTTTGGTTTCTTATCCTTCTTCTTTGCTTCTTCTAGGAACTGTTTAAACGTAATCATGATTGATCTAAACATGGTTAATTCTATTTATTTTCGGGTTTAGGTTAGGTTGGGTGGAGGTGGGGGTTTTAGGGTTAAAAAGTGGGTTTTTTCTGTGATGGATACTTGGCTTTGATATGGTTCAGTGATTGTCTACGTGCCTTGAGTTTGGCTTTTGACATGCCTTTGGTGGTTTTTGGCTTGTTAGAGTGGTGTTGCCAATTTGGAGTGTTCATTAGTCTGCTGAATATAAAAATGCGGAACTGAAAGTATCAATTCCGCAGATGCTTATTTAGTTGGAGTAGAGATCATTTCTAGTCCATCTTCCAGTGATGTATTCTTTGGAAACTTAATATAGGTATGAAGTGTGCCAAAGATTTTGATGGTCTTGGGCTTTGGATTGTGGTGATAGGGTTTCTTGCTCATAGTGCTTGTACCTCTTCTAGAATGTTGTTAATGTCTTGTTCATCACGATGACCTAATACATCATCAGTGATTGGTGTATCATAGGTGAGTTCCCAATCATCTTCTGTGCCTTTTAGAATGGCAACTTCATACAGATCATCTTGGAAACCATAGGAACCAGGAAACCTGACTACAGAAACACCATAACCATTAGGGAAAAAGTGTTTAGCTTGAATACCATCTTCTTTGTAGTGAGGATGAGGCTGGAAGTTCAGTTCAGTGAAGTTCATTTGCAGTGATGATGATTGGGGTACTTGGTGCAATACAGTTTGTGTACTGCTCTGTATTCAGTGTCGATTAGTTTGCCATTGTCACGAAGGATTGCAAGTACATTCCATCCAATAATAAAACTGATTCCGCATAGAATAACTGGTACGTATTTCATGCGTTGTAGCCTTCTGATTTGAGTAGTGCACGACGTGCATCATAAGCATCAAATTGTGACTTGAATGTTGCTACCTTTTGGAATGGTTCTAGTCTGTAAATAGACCATTTAGTTGAACCAATCTCTTGCATAATCCTGTACGGATTATCAATGCCAAGTGGGTAGGGTTTCATTTGGGTCCCTTGACTACCTTTACAGATTAACCGATTTGCGGTGGCATGTCAACCTCTGACTCATTAGCTTTCCTGATGCGTGCGGAACGTTTCCGCATTTCATACTGATGGTTCCGTGTGAAAGAGTAAACAATCACAACAAGTGCTCCAGCTAATCCAGCAACTGCTGCGATTGCATTCACTTCAGTCGGAAAAGTAGTAGCTTCAATCATTAGTAATCGTTTCGATGTGGTCAAGACAGAGTGTAACATAGGTTTGATCTTCTTCGATCAATTCACGATACTCTGCATACAGAGCATCAGCGATTCGGAAGTTCTTGTGCTTTGTTTTGTAGGTCTTAGCCTTTACTGCACGTTTGTTGAACTTTTCCAGTCTATCTAGTGCATTCATATGAGAAAGATAGATTGAAAAATCAGTGTCGTTCATAATGTGGGTCTCCTTTCCCCTCAAGTGATTTTGCAAGAAGTTCAGCATACTTCTCCAGATATGCTGTATCATAGGCTGCTAGATGGTTCTTTGTCAACTCATTGTGCATGTTGCTAAGGTTGATCCAGTCTTCATCGTTCATAGTTCTAGGTCTACGTAATTTAACTCACCCAAACCAATATATTCTACATCATTGTGTATGGTGTGATGATTAACATGCCAATGACCATGAATGAATAGATCTGGTTTGTGGATGTGTATGATATTATCAAGAAACTGACGAGTGATTGAAGTATCGTCAAATTTCGTTATGTTATGATTCGCACACACTATGTATGTTAGGCTTTCTGGCATTTCATGTGCAACAATGACAGCTGGCTTGAGCTTTTCATACTCATCATACATCTTTAATAATTTTGAATATGATAATTCTTCATCGGGCCACCAGTCATAACCTTCTGTTCGGTAGTGAGAATCAATAGACTTTGCACCACCAACACAGAAGATCTTATCATGGACTATAGTACCATCAGGTATCCAGAATGGATGTGTGTTACATACATTTGGATTATCATGATTGCCACGAATAAAGCGATGATCACCTTTCTTCATGGAATCATATGGTGGATTGGAGTGAACTGCCTCAGTGATCTTACTAATAAAGCCCACTCCAAAGTCACCAACCTGAATAGAAGTATCGCAGTCATTGATGATCTTCTTGTATTGTTTCCATTTACCATGAACATCACCAATGAAGCGAATACTTTTCATTTCTTAAACCATTTGTAGATACAATAGATGACAAAACCAATGATAGCAATCAAGATTACATATCGAAATACATAAACTGCCATCATTGCACCGAAGAGCAATATCCAGAACATGCCACCATCAGATGAATCAGAAGAATAACTGGATCCAGAACTAGATGATGAAGAAGGTGAACTGATAGGATTGCAGGTAACAACCTCCTTTGCACCATAAGTTGATTTAACTTGTGCAATAGCATCTTGTCGTACAATGCCTGGTGTCTCAATCTCAACATTCTGTAGAACATTAGATTGAGTTCGGATTGTTGCTCTCCAGAGTTGTGCCATGTCAGCGACTCATGCGATAGATGATACAACGCTTGAACTCTTGCCATTCAGTATCACTAAAATTGTCGCTAGCATAAGGAATGCCAACATCAGAGGCACATTGCTTTGCAACACTTTCAGGAACAGGAGTCGATAGGAAATCATACTGAACGATTGTAGCCAGGAGAAAAGGAAGCATGATCAGACAGCGTATTCGGAAGGTTCAAAACGATCAACCCAAAGAGTAAAAAACAACTCTTGAAGGGTATCTAGTGTTGCTTGCCGTTGGACAATTTCATTATCAAGAGTAAGAGATGCAAATGATTCAGAAGAAGGAATTGCAAAGTTGAATGCTTCTTGTGCATTTGTCAGAACCTCAACCATCATTTCATGTTGAGATTCAGTGAGTGTAACCGTGATGTTGCCAGTTTCCATGATAAATCAGTTTTTGTTTACAGTAACAAGGCCAGAGAATACAAGTCGAACACCTAGAATGATGCCCCAGACTTGCCAAAGAGTGAGTACAGTGTAGTTGAACAAGTTCACTAGAATCCAGTGAACAATCCATGCTACAGGAATCATGAGCAGTGCACTCAAAGCGAATGCAAATACTGCAACGATAATGATTCCTATGAATGTACCTAGCAATTCTGGCCAGGTATAGTTTTGGTTGTCCATGCGTTTGCGTCGTCGTGTGTAGGTCAGAGAACCTCCGTGTCAACAAAGACACAATAGGTCAAATTGGCTGGGCTGTCAAGTGGTATGTGACAGCCCGTGAACTGGCTCAGTCCACATAGTATTCAGGAGGGATGCCCTGCCTGAATACAAAGTCTACCACACTCTGGAGCCGCTGCTGGGTGTTCTTGCCATAATTTTTGTGAACTGGTACAGTCACGAAGCCATACGACTTACGATAGGACAGGTAATCGCCAGGAGTGAGTACACCATTGGCCATATCTTGTGCATCTTCTCTATCCACACGAATAACTCGGCCAATAGTTTGACACATTTCAATGACGTTGAGATTTCGCAGCAGCACAGAG